ATCTGATCAAAATAAGTTGTACCTGGAATACCACTTCTCAGGCCTGCATGAAGCTGGAATATCATAGGACCATGGAAAATAATAGGTGTATATATGGCACTTTCTAACCATAGATCTAAGTAAAAGCGCCATATTCCTGGAAAAACATATGAATATATATCACTCATATCTATAGATTCTCCAAAAGAGGATAGTATAGTGGTTATCAAATTTTTTACCATATTTATATCCAATCTGTTTAAGGTAAAATCCATACCTCTCACATCTGGACATATTATAGCAGTTTTGTATCCTATAAACGTGTACTTACCATCTATTATCCCCATCTCTGGATACGAGAATTTATATACTGCATCATCTCCATAAGCTAAGAGTTTGACTTCAACTCTATCAGCTTCCTTATTAATCCAGTTCATGAGTTTCCTAGTACCTCCACCCGACCATTTCATACCTATCAGACTGGTATTATCTCCTCTCACATCTTCCTGGAAATTATTCATCATATTTCCAAACCATTGTGCGAATGCGGAGAATACTATAGTTAGGTGGAAAGGATAGTTAAAATAAGGTCTAGTTTTCATTTTGTCCCTATCTGCGTTACTAGGATCATCATCCAATTCTCTACCTAACCACTCTACGTAAGTATATTTATCTGTTTTAGGCTTTAACTGACATAAGAATAAATCAGGTCTCAAATCATACATTTCTTTATAATTCAAACCTTCATCCCACATCTTCTCTATATCTCTTAGACTTTTACACATTTGTGTCATTGCACGAGGGTCCCCTTTCTTAAGAGCTTCTCTATCTTTATAATTAAAATAGAATGGTCCTGCACTACTCTCTTCAGATACTATTACACTTTCTACAAGTCTATCGTAATCGAATTCTGTTATTCCTATTTCCCTGAAGGTGTCTAACATAGGTATTTTGTTAGACCACAACACATTTATTTCTCTAGCTATATCAAAATGCATTGTCCTTCCTCGAAAATTCGTACCTAGCTGAGTGCCAGCTATATTTTGAAGTGGTAAATCAAAGATTGGATGTTCTTTATTCCTAAATTCTTCCATTTTTCTAATTGCTCTATAATGAGAATTAGTTTCTCCTACTTGATTATGAATTTCATACAAACCATATTCTTTAAAAAGTAATTTATTACTTTCTGCTACATCTTTGTGGGATTCTATTCTCCTAAGTCTATTAAAGAGTCCACCAAGTTGTCCTGTGCATACCCATTTAGTGTTTAGTTCATTATCTTCATCTAGGATAATGTCATATAGTAGTAGAAGTTCTCTACTGGCGTCACCAGTCTGTCTCTTATAAAATTCGTACATCTTATTCCATAATCTAAGTCTACTCGAGAGAACTGGCCACACACTACGTGATGTCGCTACTTGTTCATCAGACCCACACAAATATGCAGGTACTAAAATTTGTTCACCTAATGAACACAAATCTTTTCCAAGAGTTTGTTGTAACTCAAGTATAAAAGCCTTTGTTTGTTCAGAATTGGGTGGTCTAGTCATAGCATCCTTCAATTGTTTTGTTGGACCGGTATACATTAGGTAATCTTCCCACCTTTTACCTCCTCCTCTGCCATATGCTAAAGCTCCTGACATTTTTAATAATTAGTAATTTTGGTTTTTATTTTATTTTGTTTTATTTTATTTAGTTATTAATTATTTTGTAGTTTAG